CTTGGCAGCCAGAGTTCCTGGGCTGTAAATTTATCTTGTTAAGACTTTAAACGCTTGATGATTGTTCTATTTTCAATAGAACTTTAGGTAGAGTTATAGGTTTCGACAGAGATAGTGGAACGGAAATAACATGTTATATATTTTGATGGGAATATAAAAAAATGATCTTTTAATATATTAAAAAATACTTTTTTCTTTCTATTTTCTGTCTTTTATTCATTATTTTAGAAGAAATAATGAGTTTCTTATCCCAGGCAGATGCATCTTTACTGATGCAATTGCCAACATCGAATACTACGAACACGGCAATACAACAATCTCCACCACAAGTACCCATTGAATCATCAACAAACACAAATCAGAGTAAAAAAGCAAATAATTCTTCAGTGACGAAAAAAAAATATGGAAATCAAGGAAATCAAGGAAATCTCGGTCATTCGCAAAAAAATAATTCTAGGTCATTTTTAGAAACATTGATCGACCAAATAGAACCTGGTAATTTTATTTTACCGAATTCTAATATAGATAAACTTCTTCAATGTTTTCCTCGTTTTGTTCAACAATTTTTTGAAATCAATGATCATTATCTTGATAATTTGATTGAACTGATTATTGACAAAGGAAGGATTCCTTATTTTTATTATTCCGATCATGCAAAAAAAATGCAAAAAATGGAAATTCGTAACTTTTCAGAAAAAGATTTTCCACCTTTAAAACAAAATTTCATTACAAAACCTAAAGAAATAGTTTGCACAAATGACGACAATTTTGTTAAAATAGATGACCAAATCATTCAACATATTTTATCCAATATTGGCGAATTTACTTCTTCAGACAATCGCGCAGGCATTGAAGGTACACTACATCGAATTTCTCGAAAACTAAATAGAAATGACCAAGTCATCGGATTGACCATTCGAGTTGGAAGATCCATAGATGGTTTGTATAAATTAATTGAGAAAGAACTACTTGACAACAAATCTATTTTATTGGTTGGAAAACCTGGTAGTGGGAAAACAACCTTTCTTCGCGATTGTTGCAAGTTTTTAAGCAAAACTAAACGTGTTGAAATTGTTGATTCTAGTAATGAAATAGCAGGTCATTCCGATATTCCACACGATAGTATTGGTTATAGTCGGCGCATGATGGTAGTCAAACGTAGTTTCCAACACCAAATTATGTTGGAAACAGTTCAAAATCATTCTCCTGAAACATTGGTTATCGACGAAATCGGATCTTCTTTGGAAGTATCTGCTTCAAGAGATATTTCTCAAAGAGGTGTCCAGTTGATTGCAACTTGTCATGGAAGTACATCTCGAGATATTGTCAATTCCCCTGTGCTTACCAAATTATTAGGCGATACACATAGTGTTATCCTGTCTGGAAAAGAAATGGCTGATAAACAAGAATCCCAACGTAGCATTCGAGAACGCATGGGTGAATCATGTTTTCATTCTATTGTTGAAATTCACAAACCAGGAGTAGTTGTTTGCATTCCAAATGCAGCAAAATGTGTAGATGCTATTTTAAATAGAAAACCATACAATATTGAAATTCGTGTTCTTAAAGACGATCATTCTGTAGAAATTACACAAAGTTCTTGCATTTAATACAACAAAAATATTTTCTTTTGTTAAATGCAAATATGCTAATATCCAATCACTAGATTGCAACAAGATATCTCTGAAAATTCCAATACTGATTTTAATACGTTTCATCCATCTTCAAATACATGGACTTTTCTTTTCTACGAAAAACATTTATCAGAATTGCATTTTGAATTATATAATATATTATTATATATCATTTAAAAAAATGCATTTCATATTGTTATTTGTTTCTTCATTTATCTTTTTGATTTCTTATTTATTCTTTCCTTATATTTTGAATTCTTCTAGAAAAACAATTAATGTCTTTTGGACAGGAGGTTTCGACTCTACTTTTCGTATTTGTCAATTGCTTACGTTTTATCCTTCTTTTCTAATCCAACCTATTTATTTGAAATTCCCAATCGACGATTCCATAAACAAACGTGTTTTACGTCGTAATCAATCTTTTGAATTACGTTCGATCCAAAAAATTACAAAACAAATTAACAAACAATTTTCTAAAACTGCTTCGAATTTATTACCTATTATTGTTTTTCACAAAGAAATTCCTATAGACAAAGAAATTTCTTTCATATTTCATCAATTATATTATCAAGAAAAAATGCGTCGTCCAATCAATCAATATTCTTACATGATGCAAATTGCTAAACTATTGAATACCAAAATTGATGTTTCTGTCGAATATTCACCTCATGAAAGCAGACTCTTTCAACTTTTGGAACCTTACCTTCCTTTTTACCAAAAAATATCATTTCACAAAATAGATAAATACATCATGTATTTTTTTCATTACTTTAATTTTCCTACAATTCATATCTCTAAAGAAAATATGTACCAAATTGCTAAAAACAACAATTTCTCAAATATCTTGGATATGACTTGGAGCTGTTGGTATCCAATAAATGGTAAAGCTTGTCAACATTGTATTATGTGCAAAGCTCGAATTATTCCTCATAATTGATTTAACACATCATAGTACATATTTTATTTTCTTTACTATAAGAACTTTTATATAATGTGGAAATTCTCTATATTTTTAACCTTTTTTTTATTATGCATCGTCGTCATTTTACACAATACAAATATAAACAGAAACAATATCATAGAATCATTCAAAAATCCAACTCTTTCTGAAAAACCTAAAAACGATGTTCGTTTAAATATGAATATGTCTCCTTTATATTACGCAGCTTACAACCAAGAAAATCCAAATCCTTGGCAAACTTGGGAATTGAATACTGAAAATCCGGGTAACCAAATCGGCGTAACTTGGCATGCTAAATCAAGTATGGATTCCGATCCAATGGATTCTTCATGGGGATTTGGTGCCAATGGAGATTGGATCTTGAATTCTCGTGACCCTAATGGAACCGTTTCCATCCAACCACGAAGTGGAAAAACGACCATTGGTAAAAGCTCCCCTTCAGAAAACAACACACTATCTGTAGATTCCGGCATTACCGTCGAAAACAATTACATTCAAACATACAGTAAAAACAACTGGAACAATCGTTTTATAATGGGTAATTTTGACAAAAATTATGCATCTATTTACGACGATAAAAACGGATTGAATATTTATCACCCACAAAAAAACACAAATTTCTTAACAGATACTAACACTTCAGAACTTCATGCTAGTAATAGCGTACAAAGTAACACCGCTTCATGTGTTGATAAAAACAATACTTTAGAATTTCAATCTAATTCAGACCAAAACGAAAAGAATAATATCAGTAATCAATCCGATGGTTTACACATTGATGCAGACGTTGTTACTATTAACGACACATTAAACGTGAATTCGAAGTTATGCATTAACAGTACTTGTATTACGCCGGAACTGTTATACTCTACACTAGGTAAATTAGCTTGTTCGAACTCCAAACCTACCTTTATTTACATTGGTTCTTCTAAAAATCGAGTAAAAATAGTCCCTTCTAAATTGCCTTTATTCTACAAATTACCTTTGTATCCAATTCCTCACAATTCACAAAAAAGCTACTGGAGAGACAGATTCTCCGTAACTCGCGCATCAAATGGTTCATTTATTGTTACACGCATAGATAAAAACGAAGGTTGGGGACAACCTTTAATGTTCAAAATTTCTTCTTATTGTTAGTTATCTCTGTTTTTATTTTTTTTTGTAAATTTTTGACGTGTATTTCCATTTCGATACCAATGAGATTTCCATTTTGTTTGACATTGTCTTAAATGACTTTTTTCTTGAGTCGATAATTTTTGTTTTCTCAACAAATCATTGCAATATTTTCGAGTTGATTTTAATCCACCTTTTGATGAAAACAATTCACTAAAAATTCTATTTTTTTCATTTTCAGACATGACAATCATTCTTGTCCACATCAATTTTCCATTTTCAAAATCAAATGTTAGATGAAATCGTAGATTATCTTTCTTGAATTCTCTTGTCACAATTTCTTTATTTTTTCCTATTTTGTCTACATAAATACATGTTTCATTCGAATTGTCAACATCTTTTGTATTTACAGATGACAACAAATATTTCTTATCATTGATACTTATTGTTACAAAAAAATCTAATACTTTCACATCTTCAATCGTAAAATCTTGTTTCGTTGGTGTTTTCAAATCAGACATTGATGAAAACAAAAGTAAAACAGAAGGTTTCTCTTCATTTTCTTTTCCTGCAGATCCTTCTCGTAATCGGTGTACATAATAATTTACCATGTAACGAATGTATTTTTGTACTTCTTCTTTTTTCCATTCTACAGTATATTGTACATAATGCTCTTTAATCGCTTGATCTAATTCTAATACTAGTTTCTTCTTATAATACATCAACGAATAAAACGTATTTTGCAACAAATTTAATAATGTCATCAAATTTCCAGAAATATCACATTCTTTTCCATCTGTACGAAACGATTCAATCAAATTCATCAAATCCATTTCTAAATCATGTACTGATTTTTTATAAAATCTATATACATGACTATACACTTGTGAATCATCTTTTGCAAATCCAATTGAACAAATATATTTCTTTTCAATATTTACAGGATAAAATTTTGATTTACATTTACTATTTTGAACATCAAAAACACAATTGTTCGAATAATTACATGCATTTTCATTTTTAATCATTGTACACTCTTTCATATCTAAATCATCTTGAATTTGACATTTATTTTGTGAAATTCCAAATTGTCCAAACAAATTATTCAATGACAACACATTATTTTCTATTCCCATTTGACTTAATTTCCATTTGCAATTTACTGCATTGTCACAACTTGTTTCATCTTTCAATGCATTGCATCGTTGTAATTCATCCATTACATCATCATACATTTCAGATTCATCCTCATCTTTATCTTCTTCATCACCTTCTTTATTCTCTTTATCATCGCCTCCTGATGGAGTTACAAAACATGACACTTTATTTGGATTATAATTTACAGGAGAAAACAATTTACATTCATTTGCTCCGGCAATCAACATGTTACGTATCTCATTAATTGGTTTATCACGTTTTACTGCCAATTCATAATTGTAATAATCCATGGAATTAATCAATTCACAAGTATCATTTTCTACTATGCAATATTTTGATCGTGTCATACAATGTTGAAATGGATTACGATTACAATACGTACCTTTTCTTGTTTTTTTAGGTGCATTTGAAACTGTTTGTTTCGCTTTAGCTCCACCACTATTCACTTGTTGCAATAATGCTTCTCTTGTAACATAATTTGTATTATTATTTTTATCCATATTCGAAACACTAAAATACATGAAATTATCAACTTGCCATAATTCTTCAGATAGACATTGATGCGAACAAAAACGTAATCCACGTCCTAATACTTGAAATTTATTCAACATCGTATCTGGATGATCAACAATATGTTGACTTCGAACATTGAAATATGACACTCCTTCTGCATATCCTTTATCAAACAACACCAAATTTAACAATTCACCTTTGAAATTCAAATCCCAATTTTGCAAAGTAATTAACATCATTCTTTCAATACTATTGATTCTTAAAGAAGATCCAAAACCTTTTTCAATATTATTTAAATCTACTAAACGATTTTCAATTCGTACATTTGGAACTCCTGTTTTTGGTTTCCATTCTTTTTTATTTAATTGTTGTCTTTCTTCCATTACACTTTCTGGAATGTAATTTTTACCAAATATAAATTCCCACTGTTTTTCATTAATACTTTCAAACAATACATTATAAAATTCATCTGGATCATTTACCATCAAACTTCGTGATGGTAAATTTAATTTCAATCCACTTTCATTTGATTTTGAATTAGTATCGCTTGATTCATCATATTCAGTATGAACACGTTTGCTTTTCTTCAATTGATTATGTAAACTGTTATCAATTTCATCATAAATATTTATCTCGTTTTGACTTCTATAATATTTTTTGATTGGAACATCTTTTATTAAATAATACAAACACGGAATGGATAATTCTTTCCATTTATATTTTAATCGTAAAATATGTGCTAATCCACCATTGGAATACCCTCTGTCATAAATGCTGCTTGAAAAAAAAGAATAACATAATTGATTTCCAACAGAGGCACGTGAATGAATGTTTTGTGATATTACATCTAATTTACTACTGTAATCTTCCAATTTCATCAATGCCTTTTCATTTAATTTTGTAATATCTGCAGAACTTGTGAAATATTTTATCAAATCTTTTTCTACTTTTTTACGAGATTCCTGTGTTTTTGGAGATTGTAAACTTGAAATTTTATCTTTTTGCATTTGACTTAATTCTACTACAATGTTGATGCTGTTTTGATCTGCATAAAAACTTTTTTGACGTGTATTATTCCAATACGAAACTAATCCTTGTGCACGTACCATAAATTTATCTTTATGCAAAAAATCATTACCTTTCATAAACATAGTTTCAAATTCTTTTTGTGTTTCTTCAAAATTAACATAGGT